ATTTTTACAGTATTATATAAAACGTAGTGAACAAAAGAGGTGAAAGATATGTCGAAGATGAGTAATTATGTTGTTGGTTTGATGGAAGATGGACTTTGGGATGAGCCAGATTATCCAGAACCCGACATCGAAGCGTATTATGAAGAATATTATAAAGAAAAACTTAGTGCCTTCAAATCTGCACTAAACCAGGCTATGATGATTTACGATTGTAGCTGGATTCCCGCCCTCAGAACCATGTACCAAGTCGAAAAAAAGGATGCAGAACCGTTTGATATTCAATCGGATGCATATTGTTATAGAAAATTAGAGAGTTATCTCTACGAATGGGAATTGGGCGAGGAAAAAACTGACGAAATATGTAAAAAATTCTTCTTTAGGGCTTGACATTCGCTCTAAAATGTATTATATTATATATGTAATCAATTGAGAGAGAAATAAATTATGGCTTATGTATCACAAGAAATGAAGAAATCACTTGCTCCTGCTATCAAAGCAGTCCTTAAAGAGTTCGGTATGAAGGGCAGTATTTCTGTCAATAACCACTCAACTCTTTGCGTAAATATCAAAGCGGGTGAGATCGACTTCTCTGGGAACTACACTCACGGTGATCGTTACATCCAAGTCAATGAGTACTGGATTGATGAACATTACGAAGGTGTTGCTAAGAAGTTCCTTAACAAGTTGTTAGCGGCAATGAAAGGCCCTAACTACTTCAACAACGATGATGCAATGACTGACTATTTCCATAGATCACATTACACTGACATCAACGTTGGTAAGTGGAACCAACCTTACGAATTCACAGGAGTGTAGATGTTTTTTGTTGAAGTGAAAGAAAGACTTAGTGAAGAAAAGTTTCGTTGGGAGGCACTAACGGAAGAGCAGGCATTAGATGTTTTTGCAAAACTTAAGTCTGAAGGAAAAAAATACCAATCTTTAGAAGTTGGTGAAATGAAGGGGCATTTCGACTATAAGTAATATAGTTGGGGAGAATTATAAATGTCAAAAATACAAGAAAAAATAAAAACTCTTATGGATACTGTACAAGAGAGTTTAGAAAGTCAGCGACATATTGAGTCGCCAGAAGAGTTTATGATTGAACTGGATAAAGTTGGACTTTACTTCAGTCACATGAACGATGAAGATCGTGATTACTATCAAGCGGCACAAATCGCTTTTGAAGAACAAAGGAAGTGGACTATTTAAAATGAAACTTGCAAATTTTGAAATGATTGAAAAGGATTACATGCCTGGCGGTTTCCAGTCATTATTATCCTTTGGTGAGCATCATCAATTGAGTGTTATTAGTGGTGAAGGTGCATATGGTTCGAAAAATGCTCCCTATGAGATCGCCGTATTCGTCAATGGAGAATTTGCAAATTTGCCTGGCATTATTGAAGATGATATTAAGGGACACTTGACAGAAGATGAAGTTGATACGATCATAAAAAAACTTCATACTATTACAAAAGAAATCCCTGTTCAAGCCAATTTGATGGAGAGTTACAATGTCACAAATATCTGAAGTAAAAAATAATATAGGTAGACTTTATTCTGTCGGGCTAGATTATGATTCTGCCAAGAAACAGTTTTTTGAGTCTGTGTATGAAAAGTTTTCTAAAGAAAAGTTGGAAACAATTTTTGATGAAGAGTGGAATAGATACGAACACATGTATTTTGCCAATTTAAGTTTCTTCAAGAAAGGAATTTAGATGGACAATATGTTTCATATATGTTACAATGTTTCATATATGAAACATTTATGGTACATTAATACTTGTAATGACTATTTTATGAAACATAGAAATCTGCCCTTAGCTCAGCTGGATAGAGCAACAGCCTTCTAAGCTGTGGGTCGGGGGTTCGAATCCCTCAGGGCAGGCCAATTAATATCGGGCGAGTCGGACGCTCGATTTTGTCGAGTGAGTAAAAACACGGTTAAGCCTGAAAACGACACTAAATAGAAGACTCAGGTGGGAAGTTGGAAATCCCTCATTAGAAACCAACAGAATTAAACAGGGGCGGGACAGTAGGAAGAGGCGACTAATGTATAAGAAAATAAAGCGGCCTAGCAACCCCTCAAACTGCGAAAAGTAAAACACCTACTGTCCCTTTTATTCGGAGTTACTATAATGCAAGTATCACCAGTACCACCAGTAAGAATTGTGAGTGAATATGTTAGACAATTGAATGTCGGTGATAAGATTCATAACATTGTAGTAACGCACAAAGACTTTGGAGGCTCTGTTAGAGTTGAAGAAGTTTATAGAACATACGACAAAACTGGAAAGATTAGAACAGTCGAACCAGTTAGTAAAGTTGATGTTGAAGTTTAGGCGGATGTCGTATAATGGTATTACCTTAGCCTTCCAAGCTAATGACAGGGGTTCGATTCCCCTCATCCGCTCCAAAAATAAAAATCCAAGGTGACGGCCTATGGATTGTGGTGACTGAATAATCCCTTGCAAATGGGGATAAGGTAATGTCGAAGGAACTTAGCGGTTCGTCTTAGCGGATGCAGACAGGTATGAGTCCAGTTAGACAGGAAGTTTGTCAGTGACTCGTTGCAGGATCCTAACCCTGCCCACACTAATAAATTTCTAAGTACACATGAGAGTAGATGCACCCGCTTTCCTGTGCATAGGACAAGGGTTTGAAAGACTGCATGTCATGTGTATTTAAAAATTTATCGGGGTATAGCGCAGTCTGGTAGCGCATCTGCTTTGGGAGCAGAGGGTCGTTGGTTCGAATCCAGCTACCCCGACCAATTTGTGAGTGCGGCGGAATGGTTACGCAGCAGATTGCAAATCTGTATAATGCAGGTTCAAGTCCTGTCACTCACTCCAAGTAGGATTATTCCCAGATAGCTCAGTTGGTAGAGCAAATGACTGTTAATCATTGGGTCGGGGGTTCGAACCCCTCTCTGGGAGCCAAATAAAGAGTAGGATACTAATTGAGTAATTTTAGATTTATAGAAAAGAACTTAGATGTAAGTAAAATATTACAACAGGTTCTTGACAACTCAGGCGACTGGAAGTATGTTAATAATTTAAAATCAGACGGCAAAGATGTTGGCGGTGACCTAGACCCATATGGATTTTTACCTTTAGTTATGGCAGTTGTAAAGCCAGGAGAAAGTCCAAAGAATACAGAAAAAACTCAAAAGACCGAGCTCTATGATAAATATGATGAAGTTTCTAAATGGTTAAGAAGTCAAGGAATAACACAATTATCAAGAGCTGCATTTTTTAAGTTGGGTATTGATGAGTGGGTTGGTAAACATATAGATGAAGGAACTTATTATTTGAGTAGGGATAGATATCATCTTTCTCTACAAGGCAGTTATGATTATGAAGTTGATGGTGAATGGCATACTATCGAGCCAGGCACTTTCTTCTGGTTTGATAATAAAAAATACCATCAGGCACATAATGTAGGTGATGTCGAAAGAATAACTTTTGTATTTGATGTACCCAAATCAGAAGACAATCCATAGTAAGGACACAAGATGTATAAACCTCTACCAGAAGAAGTAACAATAAAAAAATCAGATATACATGGACTTGGTCTTTGGTGTGTAAAACCGATCAAAGAAGGAACAGAGATCGGAATTTCACATTTTTATTGGGGAGAAGAATTGCAAAGAACTCCATTGGGTGCTTTTTATAATCACTCTGATGAGCCGAATATAGTAAAGATTAGAGAAGATAGTAGGTTCTTTATTGTTGCCACTAGAGATATTTGGCCAGGCGAAGAACTTACATGTCAATATACTTTTTATCAGTTGTAAAGGATGTATATATATTATGAGAATGGAAACAGCGAAGAAAAATTTTGATATTGATATTGCAGGAAATATACTTTTAAATAGTAGTCAGTCTCCCAAGGATTTGCAAATTCAAAGTGGGGATACATATGCTGCAATGATAGTTGACGGAAAGCCCATTCTAATTAAATTAGAGTTAACTTTAAAAGAGTAGGAATAGTTATGTCACTTGGATTTAGAGACAAATACCAAAACATAGTTAAAAATTTAGTTAATAATGCTGACCAGTGTAGTCAACAATGGATGCTTACTGGAGATGCAGAATGGTATGAAGCATATAAGATGTATGTTAAAAAGGTATGCGAATTAAAGGAATGGATTAAAAAAAGAGAAAGTGAAATAGAGAATACGCCGGTATAGCTCAGTTGGTAGCAGCAATGGTTTTGTAAACCATAGGTCGGGAGTTCGAGTCTCTCTGCCGGCACCATTAATACGAAGACTGTTGTATGTAAGATGGAATCTAAAGAAAGAAAAATAATACTTCTGACTGATATAATAGAACAAAAAGTTCGAAAAGAAAAAGAGCTTGAATATTATCAACGAGAGTTAGAAAAATTAAATCATAAAATGTTTTTCATTCGCAAAGAAATCGATTTAACAAATTTTATAATAGATTTGATTGGAAGAGAAAAACTTATGGATATCCGTGAAGTTATTGATGACAAAGATGTAGAAAAATTGATTGGTAATGATAATGGCGAAGAAGACGGAAACGAAACCTAAGCGCAAAAGAAGAACAAAGGCAGAAATGGAAGCCGCCCGAGCGGCCGAAACTCAATCCTCAAAACCAAAGCAAAAGAGGAAGCGTAGAGCTAAAGCAGAGATAGAGGCCGCTCGGGCAGCATCGTTACCACCAGAACCAAAATGGTACGAGATTGGATATAAGGGCCCTAAACCAGCCCCTGCAAAACCAAAAAAGAAACCTCGCTCATATTCCCCACCCCCGCCCAGACAAAAGTTTGACACCAGTTTAATTGATGAACAAATAAAATTTCCTGGCCCATCTGGCGCAGAGTATGCAATTACTAAAGAAACAAAACATGGTAGACATGTATTATCTTGGGGAATAGATGATTGGAGTATATTATATAATGCAAGATATAATGATACTGAAAAACATTGGAAATTTTATCTTGACTTATATAAAAAATCATGCGATAATGGTAAAAATGTAAATACAAAAAAGGTGAAAAATAATGATAGAACAAATGCAACAACAAAGCCCAATATCAAATCTGGACGCACCAACACTAAAGGCAATCCTACAAGAAAGCCCGCAACGAGTGGTGTTCGAAAAGGCAGACGGAACTCTAAGAGTAATGCATTGCACGACAGACCCGAAGATCGTGCCGTGGCCTGATAATCCAGTAGAAGTTGAAGGTTCGATTGCAAAAGAAAAAGACCCAAACCTTATTGTTGTTTGGGATTTAGAAAAAGAGGGATGGAGATCATTTCGTTTTGAAAGACTTAAAGAATATGGAGATTTAGATTAATGGGTGGAAAATCAACAGGAAAGAATTATACATCTAAGGGTGAACGCCGAAGTGTATCACTGCAGAATAGAACTAAAAGATTAAAGGGTACTCTTGAACATGCAATTCGTCAGAGAGATGCCTGGCAAAAAGGAAAGAATGTAGTTCTTACAATTCCAAATCCAAATACTTCAGAAACCAATAAACCTTTTATAAAGGTTAAGGCGAGTGAGGTATGGGGTGATTTTAGAAAGCAAAGAAAATTTATGATGAGAGGAGAACCAGCAGCATGATAGAAGGATTTACGCCACCTTGTGTGGTATTCAGAACTAGGGTCAGAGATGAATCAATCGAAGGCCCAAACCCATATCGTTGGGAAGATGTAACAAGTGATGAATTGTTTAAAGGCAAGAGAGTAGTTTTATTCAGTTTGCCTGGCGCATTTACACCTACCTGTTCTACATATCAATTGCCTGGTTTTGAAAGTAATTATTTAAAGATTAAAGAATATGGTATTGACGAAGTGTACTGTATTTCGGTTAACGATGCATTTGTTATGAATGCATGGGCCAAAGCACAGGACATTCAACATGTAAAAGTTATTCCAGATGGTTCTGGAAACTTTACTCGATTTATGGGAATGTTAATTGGTAAAAACCATTTAGGCTTTGGTATGCGTAGTTGGAGATATATGTGTGTTATTAATGACGGCAAGATTGAACACTGGCGGCAAGAGGCAGGTATTAATAACGATGGAAGTGACGATGACCCATATGTTGAAACAACTCCAGAAAATATGGTGAGTTATCTAGACCAATATAATATGTGGAATGAAGTTAAACAACGAACCGCTATGGGCGATTATAAGGTTATTTGATGTACGACATAAGGCCCCTTCATAAAAATAACGCTTCTGTATTTGTTGCAGAACGTCATTATTCTGCAGTTATGCCTCGACTAACTAAACATTATCTAGGGTTTCACTTAGATAATAAGTTAGTTGGGGTCTTAACTTTAGGGTGGGGAACTAATCCTATGGGAACAATTAAAAAAATGTTTCCAGATTTGACAACTTCTGATTACTTTGAGATTGGAAAGATGTGTATGGATGATTCTATGCCAAGAAATTCTGAATCCCAAATGTTATCTCAAACAGTAAAGTGGATGCGTGAAAATACAGATGTAAAATATCTCTATACTTGGGCAGACGGAATAGTTGGAAAGCCGGGATATGTTTACCAATCTGCAAACTTTCTTTATGGTGGTTTTATATGGTCTGATGTATATGTCTCTGAGACAGGCGAGAAGGTGCATTTTAGGACTATACAGAGGAAGATGAAGAAAGAGATGGGTAGAGATGATACGAAGTATGGCCCTCGACCAAATGACGCTAAAATGGGTGAAATGGGGTTTTCAAGAGTTTGGGGTAAACAGTTCAGATATATTTATCCACTGACTAAAAAAGATAGAAAGTATATGAATAAATATTCTACTTGTTGTTGGACAAATAAATATCCAAAGGATGAAAACTTGCAGTGGAAAATCAAACGGCCAGGCGAAACAGATTATGAGTGGTGCGATGATATGCCATTCACTCATAGTAATGATATAAAACACAATAAGAGTAATATTGCAAGATATAAGGCAGATATTACGATTGACAATTTTTTTTAATAACCTATATAATTGTGGAGTATATAATGAAAAAGAGAAATGTAAATCAATTAAAAATTGCATTGCGTGATGCAAGGTCAAGGATGAAACAATATTACCAACGACAGGCGTATATAAACAGACAGAGGAAAATAAATCAGGAGATTAATAATGGAAGGCCATAACTATAGTAAAAAATACACTTTTAATAGTGTACATAATGACGATGGTAAAGAAGATGTTGTTACTTGTTCATTTGATGCGGCAGAGGCAACACTTGGTGAAGTGTTGGAGAAAATCGAAAACTTTTTGATCGCCTCAGGATTTGAATGGATTAAGAAAGGTGAAATTCAACATATCGATAGTGTGTTTGATAAAGACTATGATTCTACTGCAGGCGCAGAATTGTTTGATGAATATTCTTTAAGTGCAGAAGAAATGTATAATAGACTTAATGGTTTAGATAATACTGCAAAAATTGTTGAATTTCCTAAAAAAGTACCTTCAGAAGACACCATAACACTAACTACTGGTTCTAATGATTTTCTTTTTTCGGGAGACTATGATATAAGTTCTGTTAAATTTAACAACATGGATATGACTGATGGTATGAGTTTTACCTTAGATACTTCTGATGTTTCATTTGGTGACTCATATAACGTATCTGTTACTTCAGATGACGTTACAATTAATTTTGAAGAAGAAAAGGATTAAAAAATGGCTTTTAAATTATCGAACAGATCACTTTCTAAATTAGAAGGTGTTAATGATGACATGGTTAGAGTTGTCAGCCGTGCCATCGAATTGACTGAGGTCGATTTTGGAGTGATCCAAGGGTTAAGAACTCTGGAAGAACAAAAGGCTTTAGTTGCTAAAGGTGCGAGTCAAACAATGAAGAGTAAGCATCTTGACGGACTTGCAGTAGACTTAATGGCTTATGTTGGAGGCCGTGGGGTCTGGGAACTCAATGTGTATGATGAAGTTGCCGATGCAATGAAGGCGGCCGCAATCGAAGAGGGTGTAGCACTCCGCTGGGGCGCAGCCTGGCACATTGATGACATTAGAGAGTGGGATGGTTCCATGGAAGATGCCATGAACGCCTACGTTGATTTAAGACGTTCTCAGGGAAGACGCCCATTTATTGATGCTCCACACTTTGAGCTAATGGTATGAATTTAAAATGGGGGTATTTTTTAAGTATCCCCATGACTTCTTACTTTATCCTTCTATTCCTCTTAGGTTTATTTGGAAAAAGTTTAATGATATTTACACCAGAAAAAAATATAGTAATGTATGAGTTTTTTGGTGTTGTATTAATACATTATATTTTTTATATTATTTTTTGCTTGACAAAAAGAAAAGAATAGTGTATAAATACAATTGTAATTGTTGATACGATTCAACATACATACTGGACTCGGGGGCAGTACCCGACAGCTCCACCAAAAACATACTAGTGTCCAGTTAAGTTTGGAACACATCTGATAAAGTGGCTAGTATGTTTTTGATGGGGCTGAACTAGGATCGACAGGTGTGTAGAGATGAGAGTAGATTACCGTGTTGACCTACGATATTCGGTCAAACAAAACTAAACGCAAACGATAACTTTGCACCTGAGTTTGCTCTAGCAGCATAATCAGCGGGGTATGGGCTCCACCTTGTTACCAAACGGGCCCGCAGTCATAGTAAAAGGATTTAATAAATGACAAGGTTTTTATTTGGAGCCGCTTCGGCGGTTTTTTTATGTACATCTGCAATGGCAGAGGGAATTAGAGGCTATATAGATGGTGAAGTTGAATATAGTTTGGAAAATGAAAAATTCACATCCGAATTAGGATACACAACGGCGCTTCCACAAGGATTGGTTTTGCGTCCATGGGCAGATTTTTCATATGATCGTAACGTAGCATCAGATACAATTAATTTTGATGGTGTTAATTTGGGAATTTCATATGCAGTATCTCCTGCACTTTCTCTTTACAGTAATATTAGTGCAGATCACGATTTTGAATACGAAGATACATCAGTAGGCGTTCGTTTTGCATTCTGATTTTTATATTATATAATAAAGGTGACAACTTCCTATAAAGTTGCTAATTACACACATCACACATAAAAGGAGAAATATGATGAGTAATAAAAATCCATTTGAAATTAGACTAGAAGTTTTAAAAATGGCAAAGGATATGTCTGAACAAAGTTACCAAATGGCAATTGATACATATTGGCAAACTTTGAATGCGACTGCAGAGACATGGAACAAAAGTGTTGAGGAATTGGTTCAACATACACAACACATGAAACCAGAAATGCCTGCCCCTCAAGACATCATGAAAAAGGCTCAAGAGTTGTATACTTTTATTTCAACTAAAGAGTAATTTTAATGGGGGGGTGCAACGCCCTCCCATTTTTTAAAAATGCGTGAAACGCAACGTTGTAGAGATGGTTAGAGATATATAATGATAGAGGTAATTTAACCTCTTTAAACCTTAACCAATGGAATGCTATTGTGAAAAATAGATTCACGCAAGAACTTATTATGGAGAAACAATAAATTATGCCAAGATATGATTTTAAATGTAATAATTGTGAACATGAATATGAAGTTTGGTGTCGTATTGCTGAAAGAGAAGAACATTTAAATGGCTCTTGTCCCAACTGTAGTGTTACAGGAAAAATCCAACAATTTCTTACTGGTGCTCCAAGTATTGGAGATCCTATTCGCATGGGCAAACAAAAAGTTCCACAATCATTTAAGGAGAATGTACTAGATAGAGTGGCAAAGATGCCGGGAGCAGTTAAAACAGAGTCTAAATTTAATATGTAATTTTTCACCGTAGATTCCGACTTTCAGAGGAGCCTCAATAATGAGTAGAAAAGTTAGGAAGGCAAAATTAAACAATAATAGTAGATTAATAGGGATTGACGCACGAACACAACTTAAAAACATTACACCAATAACACCGGCACAAGAAGAAGTATTCGATGCCTTTTATGAAGATCATTTGTTTCTTCATGGAGTTGCAGGGACAGGAAAAACATATATTTCTTTATACCTTGCACTAGATGAATTAATGAACAAATCTTCTAGTTATAGAGATATACAAATTATTAGAAGTGTTGTTCCGACAAGGGATATGGGTTTTCTGCCCGGCTCGGAAAAACAAAAACTTCAATCATACGAAACCCCATATAGAACCATAGTAAACGAATTATTTGAATGTGGCAGCGCATACGAAAGTTTACGAAAAACTTCCCTCATAAATTTTAACTCGACATCTTACATAAGAGGTATGACCTTTTATGATAGTATTATTATTGTGGATGAATGCCAGAACATGAATTTTCATGAACTTGATTCTGTCATAACTAGAATAGGAGACAACTGTAAAATAATTTTCTGTGGAGACTTTAGACAGTCAGACTTTAAATGGAAAGATGAAAAAAATGGAATACTTGATTTTATGAGAATCATAAAAAGTATGGATCGTTTTTCTTTCATTGAGTTTATGCAACAAGATATTGTCAGAAGTCCTTTGGTAAAGTCCTATATAATTAATAAATTAGAATTAGGTTTTGCCTAAAGGAGACTCCAAATGAAAAACATAATCGAAGCAAAAGATATTTTTTCTGCTAAAGTAAAATCTAAAAGTAATAACTTAGAAGATATAAAGTCGTTTATTAACTTAGGTGGTATGGATGAAGAATATGATGAGTCTATTGGAATGACAAATGAACTTCTTGATGAATTTGTTTATATTATGACAGATAAGTATGGATTTGATTTGAGTAATAAAGCTCTTGTTGATGATTTAAGTTTTCTAGGGATTATACTGCAGGCCATAATGGATAGACATTATGGTATTGAAAACGAAATAATACAGACTATTGATGAGGCGATAGAAGAAATTAAGTCGAGACATGAAAAAGAAGAAGTTTCATAAAACTGCTTGACATGTCGAAGGATATTTGATATACTTTGATAAGTAAATTTGGAGTAATTTATGTTTAAACATGTTGAATTGGATTTGCCTGAATTTTCACTTCGAAGTGAAACCCTTAAGTCTGGTACTAGGTATTACTACGATGAAAATGGCAACAAATATCCTTCTATAACAACTGTCATATCACATTTTTCTAAAAAATCCATAATGGAGTGGAGAAAACGTGTAGGCGAAAAAGAAGCCAATAAAATCACTACCCAGGCTACGAGGAGAGGAACTTCTATTCATCAGTTGTGTGAAGATTATATAAATAACATAGAAATAGATTATAATAAACTCATGCCGAATGATATAGAGATGTTTTTTACATTGAAAAAAACTCTCGATACTAGATTAGGTGATGTATATGTTCAAGAGTGGCCAATGTATTCTGAACATTTAGGAATTGCAGGAAAATGTGATTGTATTGCATATTTTGATGGTAAACTTTCTCTAATTGATTTTAAAACATCAAGAAAGTCAATGCATCCAAATAAATTAGAGAACTACTTTAGACAGGCATCTGGTTATGCTGTTATGTTTGAAGAGCGAACAAAAATTCCTATAAATAATCTAGTAATCATTGCGGCAATTGATGACCAGAAAGATGCAGAAGTTTATACTTCTAAACGTGATAGTCATATCGATGGACTGATAGAAATGATAACAGAATATAAAGCACAATTGTAGGAAATAAAAAACATGGTTCAATATCTAAAAAGTAGTGCAAAAAGATATGTAGGAGTTCCCGACTATTTGGGGGTGATGTACGACTACAATACACGATCAAGAGCAGGGCATTTATTTATCGGCGGATTTAAAAGAAAGCCTGGAATTCGACCCAACGATATCGTACTATTTGATGGAAATATAATTTTACCAGCGACCAACAATTATAGAGAAAAGGTTTTTTCGGTAAATCCTGCAACCACTATTAAATTTGAATATGAAAAAACAAATACTTTAGATCGAGTTAAATGTGGTATAATTCCATTAGATGAACCCGAAATTGGTGAAAGTATTAGTACTGCAAATAATTCCACTCATATATATCAAAATAACACTGCCCAAGAACAAAGTATAAAAATATATTGTGATTATAAAGCAGCCGTGGATTCTAAGTTGAGATTTAGAATCACAGAAGTAATCTCTGATAATACTCCTGTTCGCAGTACGGAACTTTACACTAAAGGTAATTTATGTCCTGGCGCTCCACTTGGATGGCAAAGAATATTAAGATGGGATATTGATAAGATTCCAACTTTAGGATTCTCTTTGTCAGTGGGAAGGGAACTTGGTGAAAACGAGTTTATTTTCAGAGACTTTATAAATTCACAAAATAGTTATTTTAAGGTTTTGCCCAATTATTTTTCAAAACAAGGGTCTAAAGTAGACTGCAGGGCAGACATAACTTTCGAAACGGAAGATGTAAGTGCTATGAATTTAGACCCAGTAGCACAAGTTGAAATCACAAGCATTATAGGGAGAATGTAATATGATAAATTGGATTAAAGATAGATTAGCTGAAAGAACATCATGGGATGGTGGCGCACTTATTGCAATGGGTGTTGTTGCACTGCTCTTTGATGGTTTGATTACATGGGCTGCATACGCAGCGATTGTCTACGGTCTTTGGACTATCTGGAAATCAGAATAAACTATTGACAAATTTTACGTTATAGAGTATAATAGTAAATTATACGATGTAACGTAAATCTAAGGAGAATTTAATATAATGTTGAAACTTAAGAGTTCAAAAGAATTTAGTGAGGAGATAGAAAAACAAGTTTCTAAATTAAACAGTTCATATATTGATACAATCACATACTATTGTGAGAAGAACAATTTAGAAATAGAAAATGTAGTTTCTCTTTTGAGTCCTTTCATAAAAGAAAAAATTAAATACGAGGCAGAAGGACTGAACATGGTTCAGAAGTCTACAGAAAAATTGCCTCTATGATTACCATGTCTGGAAAGAAGATAGATGACTTTGAGGCTTTTAAAATTTACCTTGCAATGAAAACTCATTTTAATAGTGAGTATGATTTTATAAAGTACAAAGGAAAAGTTTCCCCAAAGAAAGAAACCTATTATAACAGAAGAGACAGAAGAACTTTCGAAGAACTTTCCAGAAGGTTTGATAAAAAAAGTTTGGAAGAATTTTTACTTGCATTGTTCTTGAATGTAACAGAAAATGGTAATCTTGCTATTTCTCGTAATGAGTTTATGTGGACAGGAAATCTTTTAGATAAAGAATCTTACGACACATATAAAAATTGGAAGAAAAGAATTCAAAGTATAAAGTATACGTTTACTAATGATTGTCATGTGTTGTTTACAAAGGCGTCTGAAGAAAATTTAGAGTTTAATTCCATATTTAAATCTATTGACAATGACTACCCATTTATTGTATTCTTAGAAAAACGTGGAGAACTTTCATTAGAAACTTTAATTATCTTTGAAAAGATTTTTGCTTTCGTAGATAAGGTCAAAATAAATGATACAACTTATTGGCCTATCTATACTAAGAAAGTAAAAGACTATATGTCTTTCTTAGACATAGATGTTAATTATTATGTTAATGTTCTTAGGGACATATTGATTGATGATTATTATGAAGATTATGGTCAATTAATTAAAAAAACTAGTTGACAAACTTTGGATAATATAGTATATTAGTACAAATACAAAACGCATATAACGTATAAAGGAGAAAATTATGTCTTTTGCAAACCTTAAAAAAGGTCGCTCTAACTTTGCTCGCCTTGCGGAAGAGTTGGAAAAAACCCAATCCCCACAACAAACCACATCAAATATCGATGATCGATTTTGGAAACCAACTATTGGTAAAGATGGTAACAGTTATGCTGTAATTCGTTTCCTTCCCCCTGTAGATGGTGAAGATATTCCTTGGGTTCGTGTGTTCAATCATGGTTTTAAAGGCCCAGGCGGTTGGTTGATTGATAACTGTCTTACTACAATCAACAAACAGTGTCCTGTTTGTGAGTCTAATACTGAACTATGGAGTACTGGTTCACAAGACAATCAAAACCTTGCCCGTGATCGTAAACGTAAACTTAAGTTCCTTTCGAACATTTATGTTGTAAAAGATCCTGCAAACCCAGATAATGAAGGAAAAGTTTTTCTTTACTCATATGGTAAGAAAATCTTTGACAAGTTGAACGAGGCAATGAATCCTAATTTTGAAGATGAGTCTCGTTACAACCCATTTGATTTTTGGGATGGTGCCAACTTCAAACTGAAGTATCGCACTGTTGATGGTTATGGAAATTATGATAAGTCTGAATTCGATTCTCAAGAAGCACTTGCAGATGATGATTCAGAATTGGAAACAATCTATAATCAACTATATTCATTGCAAGAGTTTGTAAGTGAAGAGAAGTTCAAGTCTTACGAACAACTCAAGGAACGCCTTGATCGTGTTCTTGGACTTCAACAGTCTGCAGTTTCAGTAGAAACAGATTTTGTTTCTGATGATTCTTCATACTACACTGAACCTACTCAGACTAAATCTGCGCCTGCGCCAGAACCAAAGTCTGTACCATATAATGAAGATGAAGAAGATGATTCAATCTCTTACTTTGAACGTCTTGCAGATGAAAGTTAAACAGTTGGTGGCACTGAAGTGTTAGTGTAAGACACAACACAGAGTCCATACAGGTAATAGAGGGTATACGACACACTCGGCCGCCATCTATTATCGCATACAAAGAACTGAGTGTGGGAAAGGGTAGGGAGAAATCCTTGCCCTTTTTTTTATTTTAGATATGTTTAAATTACATAGCGAAAATGTGAAAATGACATAAGGGTTTTCTGCACTTGCGAAATAAATATTAGTGTCAGAATCACTGACATTTCACACATATCATACACAGGAGAATAAAATGAGTGTCGAAGAAATTATTAAGAGTTTGAGTATTCTTACATTATCACTTACTATTGTGGCTGCAGTTATGTTTATGTCTATTTGGATTTAAAAGATGTTTAAAAGAATTTTAGAAACTTTTGAACGTATTGGAAGAGCAAGAGCCGCACACGTTCTTGTACAGCAGGGTTTATACGAAGAAGCAAAAAGAGTTATGTGTAGGGACTGAAAGGTTCCTACCATGCACCTACTAGTGATAATCTAGCATCTCTTACAGCACCATCAGTATGTCTTACTTCTGGTTTTTGTTTAGGCATAATTGTCGAATTATTAGTTACATTATTCACCGTGTTTTGTTGTGGTGCATTAATAATATTTGCGGCCTGTTTCGCATCTGCTGTAGATTTATCCATAGCAACACTATCCATCATATTAGATGCTTGTAATTTTTTATTAGGAACGTCACTTGAGGCGGAGTTTGTGGACAATTTTTCAACATCATTTATTTCACGCAGTTTTTGATCCAGTCTATGCTCTGTTTTCTCTGCAGGGCTCATTGCATCCCATTCCTCTTTGGACGGTTCTTTCATATTTGATGTATCTACTGAGACATTTAATTTGTCCAACTCACTCTGTAGTTTTTCCAATTCCGCAGCATCTTCTTCTCTACCCTTGGAATCTCTCCCCCAATAAACATTCTCACCACTTTCACTTTTAGAAATTCTATCTTTTGCCTCTGCAATTTTTGCCTGTAGGTCTGCCTTTTGATCTTCAACAGTTACTTCTGGTACTGCACCTTCCTTACCATCAAATGCACCCATATCCTTTGCCATAAGTCCACCATCAATCGCCATTGACGCAGCAGTACCAAAGCCTGGAACTATACTAGTGAGTCCAGAAAGTACCTCTAGGCCTGCACCAGAGAAGTCTCCACTAAATGCTCTTTGAGCACCAAATCCTAACCCTGCAAGTAAACCAACGCCAGGGATCTTTTTCAATAAAGATTTTCCTAGTCCTTTACCAGCAGTTTTACCAGCTGTTGCAGCACCTTTTGCAGCAACACTTGCGGCGCCCTTTCCAGTTACTCTAGATGCCAGTCCACTTATTTTTGCACCAACGCCTTTTGCCGGCGCTGTTATTTTATCCATAACTGATGACATTTTTGGTGGTATAGAAATATTTGGCATTTTTGGAAGATTATCTGATATTGCAGTACCAATACCTTTTATCCTATCAGGCATTGAAGACATTACATTGCTTGCTGCGCTTGCTGTTTTCATTGCTCCAGTTGCAGCAAGTCCTGCTACTGCACCACCACCAAGTTTCAGTGCATTTGCTCCAAATCTTTTAATTCCCCCCAATGCACCTCTTGCGGCATTCAGTCCACCACCGACTAGACTTCTTGCTCTTCCTGTAATTCCAGATCCTGCATTCCTTACTAGATTACCAAGTCTACCAAATCTACCACCGCTTGCTCTATTTACTACTGAACCAACTCTTCCTAGACCACCTCTTACTGCTCCACCTACTCGTTCTCTAATTCCTTTTTTGGTCAGGGCAGCGGTACCCAATATCCCGGCAGTTGGGGTGACGGCATCTATTATTCCGCTTAAAAGACCACCACCTTCACCTGAAATTTCATCTAAGTTTCCAGTGTTTTCTGCAATCTGTTCGAGAAGTTTGATTTGTTTTTTCTCTAATTCTTGTTCTATTTTACTTTCTCTATTACCTTCTCTTTGATTTTCTAAATCTAATGGAGATGGATTGTCAGAAGTATCCTGTAAGAATTTTAGAAGATTTACTACTTCTTCTAGATATGGACTGTTTTCTCCAAGTTGTTCTTTTACTTCATCTAATTTTGTTGCAGTAATTTGAGAAATTTCACTTGGAGCTGATGCCTCTTCTGTAGATAAACTTTGAACATTTTCAGATGGAGATGGAGATGGTATTGTAATATTTTCTCTATCATCTGATATTGGGGATTCTGATTGTGGGACAGATACTGGGGATTCTGACACATCAAGTCCATAACTTCTTTTAATAGACTCGATTTCATCTTCTCTTGCCTTGTTTGCATCTTCTGCCTCTTTTGCAATCTTTGCCTGACGAATTATAGCATTCTTTTGTTCGTCAATAACTTCTTGTTCAGTAATACCTCTTGCAAGTGCTTGTGCTGCTACTTCTTCCGATGTTATATTTGCTCTTGAGATTGCTTCTTCATTTGATATTTGTGTTCTTAAAACAGAAAATTCTTCTTCTTCAATTTTTCTCTGTTCTACAATTCTTCGTTGTCTCTCTTCTTCCTCTGCCTTATTTGCCTTCCTTGTTTCTCTGAATTGTTTAATTCTGTCACCAACAAATGATGCACCAAATGCTAATAGTGGACTGCCACTCAATGCACCTGTAATAACTCCACCAATTCCACTAATTGAATTTTCTACTGTCTTTGTTGCAAGATCACCAATAGATTTTTTAAATGTAGTGTTTTGTTTGATACTTTCTTGGGATGCTCTTAATATCTCTTGAAGTGCTTTCTTTTCTTGGTCAGTAGCACCTTCTAGTTGTGCCAAATCAGCATCAAGAAGGTCAATCTTCTTTTTGGTTTCTTTGAATTCTTTTACAGACACACCTTCTTGCTGTCCAAGAATATCAGCAACTTCTGCAAGGGCCTGTCTAGCGGCGGCAGATTGCAACTGATCGGTTGCAGCGCCAAATGACGCAGACAATTCCTCTTGGTTTTGTCTGATAAGTTTTTCTGTTACCGCTTTTAGATCAGGACTTGCCATTTATTACTTCTTCTTATCTGAATATGCGTTGCCCGCAAAGAATGCGGCCACAATTGCAGCGACAGAAACGAAGTATGTTGCCGCCATGTCACCCAGAATCTTTGATGCTTGATCCAATCCTGCAACTACTGCAATCACTACTGCGAAGGGATAGAGTAACATACCGAATAAAGAGAACCAGGCCATTTGACGCATTGCATCTCTGCGAGCGTCAGCATCTTCTAGTTCTTTTCTTTTAAACTCAAGATACATCTTTTCTTCTTCTTTTGAAACCTTTCCATCTCCATTAGTATCGGCGGGGTGATGTCCAGATGTTTTAATTTCTTCTTCCATATTAACTCCTCATTGCGTCTTTTCTACGCTTTTCTTCTTCTTTAATATAGTTTATCAAAAGATTTAAATATATCTCTCTTTCCCACGGTATCATATCTTCTAATTCACTCAAACTATATTTATGGTGCTGCATCAACGCAAAATTATTTCGATACATCGATGCAAGGGACTCATGATTTAAACTTAGGAAAAAAAATCGGTAATTCCTTTTACTTTCATCGATTTTTTCCATCCACATTTTCTACAAACAATATTTACATCACACGCCGTTTCTGGCATTGTATTGAAAAAATTGTTAATAGATTCAAACTGTTGTTGTGTTAAATTCTCAACAAAAGTTTTTAATTCACTTTCTGAATAATCAGACGCATTATATACTTCACTTCCATCAACGATCATGTCAATACAAGTAGCTACAACATCAATTACATCATCTACACTATCTGCAGTTAATACAGAATTTAAGATATTAAAATCTGGATACTTCATAATAATTTTAATATCTGACGTTAGATTCAATTCATTGGTGTGTCCTTCTTGATTTTCAATCTCTGCCTTTTCTAAGTCTAATGTGAAAGGAATTTGACAGCCCCCCTGCCCCGCTCCTTCTTCTGTACAATCTTCCCGATTGTAACTCAAACCAATTACGTTTCCAATAGACTTACTTCTAAGTTTGATGAAAATGTGTTCAATGTCAAATGTAGAAAGTTTATCAACATCTACATCAGATACTAAACAGTTTCCAATAATTTGTTTTATCGCATCAATTTTTTCTTGTAACTCTTCTCCCTCTTGTGCCATCAGAAGAATTTTTTCTTCCTTGACCAAAAACGGACGAAATTTCACACTTTCATTTGTTGATGGTATAGTCAAATCATATGTTGGTGCATTAATTGTAGGTAACATATTTTATCCTCTTCAAAAATAATTTAATCATTATGGGCCAATGGTGAAACCTTCCCATCCTTTTAACAACTGTCTTACAAAATCTTTATTTGCAGCATATTCAGAACGATATTTTCTGTAGAACATTGTGATCTGACATTGTGCTGGTTCTTCGTTTGCATACGCATATTCGACAGGCCCTATGGTTATCGGAAATAGATTTTCAAATCTTACTTTGTGAACCTCTTTTCCTCTCTTATCAATTGTTAAAAACTCTGCCATTGGTGCAACATAATCATTATAATATGAAATTTTGTGTGTATTAAAATCTATAACTTGGTGAAACCAATTTTCAAACCAATCTCTTTCATATAAGTTTTCACTTAAATATACACTAAATGTCAATTGATCGTATGTAGTCGTATATGGAGCCATTCTTATTGGGCCATAAATTTTTGTTTCCGTTGTCGAAATAGATTTCCCTGGCAAAGAAATAGATGGAATACGAAACTTTAAAAAATTGGTTTCACTTGGTAAATAACCAATATTAGGTGGTGTCAATCTAAGTTCATATCGATTTGCCTGAGTAAGGCCCTGACTTCCTATATTTGCAATAAAATCATCTATTGACGCCATTTACGATCTCCTAGCAGAATCTGACCAAACTTTAGAAGCTGCGGCCTTTTTGAATTTTTGTACTGGTAAAAACAATGCGATGTCCCATTCATTTGCCTGAATTTTTACAAACTTTGATCTAACATGTGTAAATAAATATTTTTTAAGACAAGGTTTTATGACATTATATTTAGACAGACCTTTTAGAACATTATAAGATAATCTGAGTCTTGTTGTTGAATCATATCTTTTGTTCGATGCAATTTCAGATAATGCATTCATTACAACGATTCTATTTCTTGGCGAAACATAGTGCAAGTTAATTCCAACAAACCCCCCAGATATTCTTTCTACCATAAAGATAAGTGGAAATTCATCGTAATATGGCAACTTCTTTGCATACTTAGGGTCATATTGATAACAATACATACTACCAATATTAGGTGTTGCTGCAGAACGATCCCCATCGCCCAATAGGGATGCCCTTGTGACTCTCGTTTCTCTTGCCTTTTTTCTAAACCATTCCCTTGCTTTATCGGTATTTGGTCTAATGTTTCGAGCAGCGAGTCTATTTAATAGTGGTGTAAAGTCTGTCATTCGTTTATGCCGTTTTTTACTATTTATATCATTTTATTGAGCGAGTTGAACTTCTGTTAAAATTTTAAATTCCCACTTCCTATCTTCGCAAAATTCTTTCGCATATTTCCACTTGGCCTCGTTAATACTCCATGTTTTCATTTCACTCAAATATCTTGGTGTAATCTTGGTTCGCTTTCTTGGGGGTTTGGTTTCTTTTTTTGGTTTTACTTCGATAACAATGGTTCTTGATTTATTTTCTTCTTGGATTCTTATTACAAAATCTGGATAATACTTGTGTTGTTTTCTGTCCACTGGTGAAATGTAAGGTATTACTAATTCTTCGCTCGACCAGAAAGTGATTGCTTCGTTGTTGTCGCAATACACCATAAACCTTCTTTCCCATGAAGAACGATATACAATGTTATTCACATTTCCTGCATATTTTTCTGGATTTACTGGTTTGTATTTTCCTCTATAAGTAAATCTTTTTCTCACTTCATAAAAACCTTTATAAATAGTACTAAAATATTTAGGAGCAAGCATTTAATGCCAGTAACAGACTCACCGACCGCTTGGATGCAACAGAGACAACAGGTTGCAGCAGGCGGGGAAACTTATATATATCCAATGTCATTGGACGAATTTGCTGAAAATATTCCAATGAGAGATTTTGTTAGATTCACTGCATATAGAGGTGAACAGCCTGGATATACAACTATGCAGACAAGAGGAACTGCAGTCGAACTTGAGAAAATTGGTAGTGTTACTCTTCACCTTCCAGAAAATATTGAAAATTCAACAAAGTCCCAATTTGAAGGTGCAGACAGTGGCGCCTTGGGGGTTATGGGTTCTCAAATCGCCCCCGAAGATTCTTTTGGCGGGCAACTTTTCTTATCGGCAATGCAAAAAGTAGGAGCCCTTGCATTTGGTGGAGATGGTAATTTGCAGTCTCAAATTATTGGCGGCGTAGTTTCTGGTGCGAATAAACATATGTTATTCAGAGGAATTGATTTTAGGGCCTTCACCTATCAATATAGTATTCTTCCAAGGTCATCAAAAGAATCTATTGAAATTAATAATATGATAAAATTTTTAAGAAAGAACATGCTCCCTGAAATGACAGGAGTAAATTTTTTCCAAGTTCCAAATACATTTACTGTTGAATATTACTTGGGTGGTAGGCCCGCCGAGTTTCTTCATAAAATTAAGCCATGCGTATTAACTGATTGTACGGTTAAATATGGTGGAAACGGTGCGTTTGCAACTTTCAACGAAACAGACGCTCCTGCAGTTATTGAGTTAGCTCTGACTTTCCAAGAGATTCAGTTAGTAACATCTTCAGATGCAGCGGAGGGTTACTAATGTTTAATTATCTAGAGAAAATGAAATATGATTTGATGTTGGATGGAAAACCAAAAAAGGTAACTAATATCTTTCAAAATGCACATATCATAGAACAATACAGAGAAAATCCTCTTTCGCATTATGAGTATACTGTAAGAGATGAAGATACACCAGAAACAATTGCCCATTTATACTATGGCAGTCACACATATGGTTGGGTTATCTTATGGATGAACGATATTGCAAATGTTTACGATAATTGGCCAATGACAAGTAGAACGTTACAAACTCACATCGAAACTGTTTATGGGGCTCCCGCTTATGCAGGGTCAAATTTTTATCCAAGAATATTTAAAACTGGTGATTATATTTATGACACATTAGAACAAAAAGTTTTTGTCAGAAGAAATGCCAGATGGGAAATTGTACTCAATGATTATTCTGCAAGCAATTTAAATGGATTGTCTATTGCAAGGAATATTCCTATTCATTATACTCATGATGTATTGGGACATAAAATATCTCCAGACACATATAATCTCCTCACTCCACAAGACAAGAAAAAATATACAATCTATAATGCATATGATTATGAACACGATAAGAATGAAAAAAATAGAGTAATTAAATTACTAAGAGCAAATTTACTGAACGACTTTCTTTTGAACTTTGAAGAGGTTATTTAATGTCAGATACGTTTAAGTTAGGTGATTACAATATTCGTAAATTCACTATTCGTTCACATAACGGATTTGAATTAGACCTTAAAAGATATTTTACATCAATTCGCATTTTTGAAGATATACTATCGTCTAGTATTACGGCGACAGTTAGTTTTAAGGATGTAGAAGATATGTTAACTTTTATGCCAATTGTTGGGCAAGAAGAAGTTTCTTTAGATTTTGAAGTTCCAGATTGGAAAAATATTAAGTTGGATTTCCTTGTTCATAAAATATCTGAACTAACAGATGATGAGGGAACTCAGACTTATAATTTAGAATTGATTTCAAAAGATTTTGCAAAAAATTTTGAAGAAAAGGTGTCGGAATATTTTCAAGGAAGTTCTACAGATATTGCACAAACCATTTTTTCAAGACTTGGTAGTTCAAAGAGTCTTTCTGTAGAATCAAGTAGTGACCAGTACAGTGGTGATAATGGATTGGTAATTCCAAATTATACTCCAATGAAAAGTATTTCATTTTTATGTAATAAAGCATTCAGTGAGACATATAAAAGTTCTTCGTATATGTTTTTTGAAACAACAAAAGAATATGTTATGAAACCGTTAGAAATGTTAACACAGGCAGAACCAAAGAATAAATTCATCGTTGGTGCATACAAAAGTGCTGGGGCAAAAGAACTTGATGATATTTCAACAAATGTTGAAAATAAGAAAGTAATTAGTTTTAATTTTGATTCAAACTTCGATGTGCTTGGAAATATTACAAAGGGGTTTTATAATTCAGAAGTTTATGCTGTGGATTTACTAACACGACAGGTTAATAATTATACACACTCATATTGGGAAAATTCTGGAGACTACAAGTACTTGGACAGTAATACTTTTCAAGATACTACTGGTCAAGGAATGCAATATAAACCAAAAAACTTATATGTTGTTCCAGAAAGAGACTTGCAGGGTGGGAATCCTACATTCAATCAGGAAAAACTCTTTCTTCCAAGATTGTTTTATATGCAGTTGATGAAAAACATAAAAGTAACTATTACTGTTTTTGGAGATACTGATGTTTGTGCTGGAGATGTCTTAGAACTTGAAATGCCAATATATCAAAGAGATAACACAGGAAAAAACGAATATTATAGTGGAAAGTATTTAGTGTTTGCAATTAGACATAGAATTGAGGGTGGAAGATATCAAACTGACATTGAGTTGGTTAGAGATAGTATCGGACTTCCGTTACCAGCGGAACAGCCAACGCCTCCATCAGGTGGGAGTATACAATAATGGATATGAATATGTTTTCGGGTAGAGAAGGAATGGTTTGGTGGCAGGGGGTTATCGAAGACGTAAAAGACCCAGAAGCTCTTGGCCGAGTAAAAGTTAGAATTATTGGATGGCATACTGCAGACAAGGCACTTCTTCCCACAGAAAAACTTCCATGGGCATCTCCAATTATGCCCATAACTAGTTCGTCCACTGGTGGTGTCGGACAATCTCCAACGGGCGCTTTGCCTGGTGCATGGGTTATGGGATTTTTTAGAGATGGTGAACAGGGACAAGATCCTATAATTTTTGGAACAGTTTATGGTCGTCCCACAGAGGGTTCGGAAACAAATGCAGATGGAACATATCCTTCAGATAGTGGATCAGTATTCGGTGGTTCTACTAAAAATGAGTCGGATGTTAATAGACTTGCAAGAGGTGTAAAGGATAGTACATCTAATACAAATGGTGGTGATGAAAACACATCTTCTTCTGGAAATGCAACTGAATGTGGAAAAGAAGTCAATCAGGATGGCGTATCGAGTGATAGAGAAAATAGAAAAAGACTTAGTAAGCTTACTACAAAGTCTGGAAAAACTGCTTGGGTTGCCACAGTATTCAAAGATCAATTTCAAGGATTCATTAATGAACTTGAGTCCACAGGATATGTTATTAAAAGTATTGGCGGATACGCATATCGAAAAAATGTAAACAATCCAAGTAGATTTAGTTATCATGCCAGTGGTGCTGCGATTGATATTAATCCTGCCGAGAACCCCAATGGGAATACACTGATAACAGATATGCCAGATGGTGTATCATCTATTGCCAGAAAGTATGGACTAGGTTGGGGAGGTGATTGGAATAGTGTTAAGGATGCAATGCACTTTAGTGCAGCATCTGGAGAAAGAGGTTCTACTCCCTTAAGACGAAATGGCATTGTTCCCGATCCAGCATCGGGTAGTCAGACTGAAAGTTCGTCTGGCGGCGGTACTGATAAGCCAGGAGAGAGTCAAGAATGTGATACCGTAACAACTAGTGAATCTGGAGCGACTTCTAGTAGGTCTGCAGACACTGCAGCTCAACAGCAAAGTCAGTCACCATCTGCAAGTGCATCACAATGGTCTGCTGGAAAATCTTATAATGAAGGTGATCTGGTAAAATCGCCACCATTAGAAGAGGGAGAAGAGTCTGGCGGGCCTCCATACACAATGCGTTCTGGAACTTTGGCAGCTGCCGAAGCACTTGGAATTAGTGCGATTGATCTCGCAACTGTGATGTCATATGAAACTGGTGGTACACTTGACCCTCAAAAAAGAGGGCCTACTACTAAATGGGGTCAACATAGAGGACTTATTCAATTTGGAGAACCGCAGGCAAACCAATATGGCGTAGACTTCAGTACTCCACAGACAGCAATAGACACCCAACTTGGCCCAAGTGGTGCGGTAGTTAAGTATTTGCGAGATAAAGGTGTCAGGCCCGGCATGGGTAGACTAGAAGTTTATTCTGCAATCAATGCTGGTGGTATTGGAGAAAAGTATTATAGTCGTTCAGATACCGCAGCTGGCGGGGCGGCAGGGACTGTTAGAGATAAAGTAAACAATCAGATGGAAGGTCATGAAAGAAACGCCAGACGACTTCTGGCGGGTTCTAATGATAGTACATTTGTTCAACAAAAAACCTTTATTGCGAAAAACTCTGGAACATCTGATACGGATGGCAACGGCCCAACTTCTGCAAGTTTAAAGGATGGTGATATTCTTTGGGAAGTATATGAAGATCCATTACCAGAGGTAGATGATGCAGTGGAAGATGGCAGTGTGGTAGATGTGGATCAGTCTCCATCAACGTTCAATGCAAGCTCTGGAAACTCTTCATATGGACAGGATACATACAACCCACGTTCTATTGTTGAAATGAAAAAAGAAAGTGCAGAAAGTACAGAATTATTTGATGAACCACCAACACCATATGCCGCAGAGTATCCACATAATAAAGTGATATCTACTGAATCTGGGCATCATCAAGAATTTGATGACACGCCGGGGGCAGAAAGAATACATACATATCATAGATCTGGAACATTTGAAGAAATACATCCAGATGGTTCTGTAGTTACAAAGGTTGTTAAGGATAATTATGAAATTATCTTTGGTAATGATAATATTTACGTCAAGGGAACGATTAATGTTGTTGTAGATGCAGATGTAAATATTAGAATAGGTGGTAATGTCGATGCAAAGGTTGGTGGAACAATTGATACTGAATCTGGTGGGAATACCACAATAAAAGCACCAAACATTCATTTAAACCCATAAGAGGAAGTCATGTCAAATTTAAATAGTGCAACAGAAAGACTTGGGATACTACCATCTAAAAGAGATCAATATATTGATTTTGATCTAACGTTTAGGCGAAATCCAGTCAGTGGAGATGTTTTAATCAAAAAAGATATAAGTTCAATAAATCAAAGTATTAAAAATATTTTATTGACTAATAAACTTGAAAAACCATTTCAACCAAGGTTTGGTGGAAATGTTTACAATACTTTATTTGATTTAATGACGAATTGGGATTATAGAGGTTCGCCGCATGACATAAATATGCAAGAAGAGATAAAACTTGCATTAAAAACCCATGAACCAAGGATAGTAGTTTCTGATGTTAATTTTTTCTCTAGGGAAAGAGTTCTGTCATCACTAAAAGGAATAAAGTCAGAAGAAGAAAGAATACGCCAGGCACAGTTAGTAGACAATAATACCTTAGAGATTAGTATAGTATACAACCTTCCTGCAACTGAAGAAGATATATCATTTCAATTTAGTATAAAAAGAGTACGATAAATGGCTAAAAACATAAACATATCAGATTTAAGTTTTGATGGAATAAAAGACAATATCAAAAAATACATGGAGAACGATAAAGTTTTCAAAGATTATAACTTTGATGGTTCTGCATTGTCTAGCATACTCGACATACTATCATATAATACCTATTATAACTCATATTATATGAATATGATTGCAAACGAAAGTTTTTTAGACACAGCAAGAATTCGTGAGAATGTTGTATCCAAGGCAAAGTTGTTGGGCTATACTCCACGTTCTAATAAGTCTGCAACCGCATTAGTTGCAGTAACATTTAAGATTATTAGAAAGAATAGGCCAGAAAGAGATTATCAATATAACATATTAAGAATCGATAGACAACTTGCATTCTCTACTTCTATTGATAACGAATCTTTTGTTTTTGTTCCGAAGGTTTCTAGAACGATTACAAGGTCACGTTCTGCAGAAGAAAATGGGTCAAGAGCTCACTACTATACTATAAATGATTTAGAATTATTTCAAGGCCAACAAGTAGAAGAAAAGTTTGTTGTTGATATTAATAATCCAAATCAAAAATTTATTTTATCAAACGAAAATGTAGATACCAATAATATTCAAGTTCTAGTACAGGCAAGTGCTGATGATGATGTTGTTACTGAATTTCAATTAGCAACTGATACTACACCCCTTTCTGATATTTCGAAAACATATTTTCTTCAAGAATCTAAAGATATGAAATATGAAATATTTTTTGGTGATGGTGTTCTTGGGGATGAAGTGGAAAATGGAAATATAATTACTATTCGTTATATTACAACAAAGGGCGCCAATGGAAATGGTATTACTGGAAGACTTACTGCGATTGCATTACCTAAAGGCGTAATCGTTGATACTGAAAATGTTCAGATTATTGGTGAGAGTTATGGTGGTGCTGACAGAGAAGATATTGAGTCTATTAAGTTCTTTGCACCAAGGACATTTGAAAGTCAGAACAGAGCAGTTACCGCTAGAGACTATAAGGCGATTGTTCCACAAATTTATCCAGAGGTAGACACAATGAATGTTTGGGGCGGGGAAGACAACGACCCTCCTGCATATGGTTCTGTATTTATGTCTATTAAACCGAATACTGGACTAATTCTTTCCACTCAAGAAAAACAGTATATTTTAAATCAGTTAAAAAGTAATTATTCGGTTCTTACTCTTTCGCCTCAAATTATCGACCCTGATTATTTGAAATTGAAGATAACCACAAATGTAAAGTATAATGATGAGGCGACTTTATTAGATGAGTCATCTTTGAAAGAATCTGTAAGACAAAATATCATTTCTTATAATAATGAGTTTTTAACCGAATTTAATAGTTATTTTAGATATTCACAGTTTTTGTCTGCCATTGATAAAACCGATGATGCTGTTACAAATAATATTACAGAAATTTTGATGATTAATGAAAAAACTCCAGTATATAATGGTGTTGCGTCATACACATTTAATTTTAATAATGCAATACGTCCTAATAGTTTGTATTCTAATGCATTTACTATTTCTGGTTCAAGTGACCCACATTATATTGAAGATGATGGATTGGGCGGATTGAGAATATATACATTAACTCCATTGTTCGCTAGAAAATATAATAATGTTTTGGGTGGAACTATAAACTATGGAACTGGTAAAGTTGTTTTAAATGATATTCTGATTACAGGTATCATTGGTTCAACTGTTTTAGGTTTGGTTGCAGAACCAGAATCTAATGATATATTTCCTGTTCGTAATCAAATTATCTTTATTGATTATGATGAACTTGATATTGTAATGATGCCTGATACAGATGAGTTCAATGAAAATTATGATATCTCTTCTCAAAGAGTAGTTGTTACTAGATCTCTTAGAACAACATATAATACATCACAGGCAAGTATTACAAATGTAATATCTGATACTACAACATAAGAGCAGAAGTTAAATTAAATGGATAGAACTAATTTACAAAATATTGCATCTAGAATAAGAGAACAACTTCCTACTTATTTGAACAGTAGTGAGTATGATAACTTTGTTCGTTTTTTAGAATTATATTATGAATGGTTGGCATTAGATGACAATGTTAGTAATGTTACTGGAAAAATTACTTCCTTAACAGATTTAGATGAAACTTTTGATGTGTTTGTACAAGAGTTTAAATCTGAACTCGCTGGTGCATGGCCAACCATTACTAAGATTAAAACAAATACTCAAATTGCAACTGCGATTTTGCAGGAATTAAATGATGGTGAAAATGCAGAAACATCTATAGATACTACTGCTGACCAAGAATTTTTTACCGATGGCCTTTCTGCAAAATATGTAATGGATTATTTCAATCCGTTTTATTATTTTTCAGATCAAGATGTAGACACGAAAGTTACAAAGGTCAGAGTCTTTATAAATGATGTCAATTTTTCTGGAAGAGTTGGTGAATCTTTAACTGAAATTGTAGAGAATTTAATTCCCCCCAATGATGATCCATCTGCAAGTACTGGTGATTGGGTTGAATTGATTGAAGGGATTGACTATAGACTTTTAGAAAATTCTATAATTTTACAAGACGAAGATAACAATCCGATCATTCATGATAATCGTGATATTATAAAAATCAGATTTTACTTGAGAACTTTTATAAACCCTGTTGCAGACGCAGATAGTGAATCGGCAATCCAAAAATTAGTCGAAGAAAGTGGAAAAGAAAAAACCAGATATACTAATGAAAGAAACTTTTTAAAGTTAATTAATAAGTTCTATAAACAAAAAGGTAGTGAAAGTTCCTACAAATTTTTGTTTAGGGCGTTGTTTAATGAAGATATAGAAATATATTACCCAAAAGAGAACTTGTTAAAACCAAGTTCTAATACTTGGCAAACACTAACAAGTCTTAGGACTGTTCCGTATGAGGGGCCAATTAAGATTAATCAACCACTGTTTATTGAAGGTATGTCTAGTGGTGCCACAGCAAGTATTGAATATTTCAATGATTATACTTTAAGTGACTATAAAGTTCGTGAATATGTAATTAGTTCAATCAATGGAGAATTTTCTAGTAAAGAAACTGTAATAATAAAACAAATAGATTCGTCCATTTATGAAGAAAGTTTATATGAGTGTGTCGTAGGATTTGAAATAGAAAATCCTGGCGAAGATATGCCACGAAATTTGACACTGCAAAATAATTTATCTTCAAATGGTAGTGGTTATGGTTTTGCTGCAAAAATCGCACACACTTCTTTCGGCCCAGTTGAAAATATCAAAATTGTTAATAATGGAGATCAGTATATTACTGGCGAAACAATTGAGTTTCAAAATGGCAACACATTGGGTTCATATGCTATTGGTCAAATTAGTTCTATTCAATCCGTTAAAAATAATTTTAGTGTTTCATTTTTTCAAAACCCAGAAAGTTTAGAATATCCAGTCATGTCATTTGATATTGGGCTTTCGGGGTTTGATTTTGGCCCTAGAGCACAAAATCCATCAGTTACGATTGAAAACATAGATTATCTCTATGATGATGTTTTTTATCTATACGATTATGAAGACATCTATAATAGAAAAATTACACATCAGGCCCAAACGTTTTTTGCGGCCGTCAAAGATTATAAGACTGGGGAGTTAAGTTCTACTTATAGAAGTTCTATAACTCCAGTTGAAGAACCACCATTTATAATTACAAATTTAAATGAAGGTGATCCCACAGAATATAGATTAAGAACGGACTTGGAGTTTCAAGTTACATCTGTAAGTGAATTTGGTGGGATTACTGGAGTTGCAATTACAAATAACTTAGCAAGTCCAACTAATGTTTTCCCACAGGTTGCAGATGTAAGAAATCAAACCGCAACCTATCATCAAGGTAGAGGTGTGGGTGCGTTGTTTGATGTTGCATATCTTGATAATGTAATAACTTCTGTTACTTTAGGAAGTCAAGAAAGATCTAAACATTATGTTCCTGGCGATTTTATTAAAATTGACGGTGAACAATTTTATAATGGTGTATCTGGTGTTCACGATATCTTTATAAAAGTATTAACAGTCACAGGTGGCGCAGCCTACTTAAATCTAGACGCATCTTCATACACTACAACCTCTAGAATTGGTTCTGGTGCCGTGTGGGATATTGATACAGACGAACCAACTTATCCGCAAAATCTTTCTGTTCTTTTGAGTGATGCAAACGCTCAAGGAAATTTATCACCAACCACGAATTATATTGTCGGTGATAAATTTACAATTTTGGGTTCTGTTGTAGGTGGTACTGACGGAGAGAATGACATAACAATTACCGTTACACAAGTCAACGATGAAGGACGAATTGAAGATTTTGAAGTTTTTGCTAATCCAATAGGTGGACATATATCAACATTTGAAGTTTTAAATCCAACAACTCCGATGCCAGATGGATATTCATATTACTACGCACCACAATATATCGCTTCTACTCAAAATGGCGGAACTTCTGGAACAGGTGCAATATTTAATTTCATTAGAAGAGATGGGACAACATATTATGTAACAAATCCTGCATCAAGATTTAATGGAATTAACTATTCCGCTGGCGATTCAATTACAATAATTGGTAGTGAATTGGGGGGTGTTGATGGAATTAACGATCTAGTTTTTGATGTAATTAAGATTGACGACAATGGTGGTATATTGCAGATTGGAAATATTAGTGGAACTGCTATTAATTCATCGCCAGAAAATCTAAACAAGAATGATAATTTAGTTAGTGTTATGTCTAATGGTTATGGTGCAACCTTTGATGTTAATATTAATAACGGAACATATACTGTTACGCCAAATCAACCAGGCGCCAATTATCTTGCAGGACAAAATTTTAAGATTAAAGGTTATAAGTTAGCACACCAATACTTAAAAGAAGGATTTAAAGCAGGACTTGCAAAGGTTGGAGATCACGCATTATACACAGATTATGGATGGTTGAGAAGTGATAACATCGATCTAAAATTTGATGTCGAGTTAACCAACAAAGAACTAACAATCGACTTTTGGTATTTTAGAAAATCTATTTCTATTACAGATATAGATTCGCCCGGCGGCGTTATTTTTGCAATCAACAGTGAAGATGGTGGTACTCAACATTTAACCCTTTGGCAAAATTATGATGGTACAATTGATTTAATTGATTCTTCTGGAAATGTACTTGGTGCAAGATCAGTTCCGTTTGGAGAGTGGAATCATATAGCGGTTTATTTTTCTAACGATGGAACTTCTATCTATTTGAATGGACTATTAGAAAATACAATTCCTGGCGTCAATATGTTAAATTATAGTACAAACTCAAATTTCTATATTGGTGCAAGACAGATTGTAGATGGAAATTCTTTAGTAATTATGAATGATTATACTCTTGGTTTCTTTGGTGCATTCAGAATGACTAAAGGACAAAGATATGTTGCTAATTATGAATCTAATATTACTTTAGAAGGAGATCCTGCAGCAGTCGAGGCGGCATTTGATGATTGGTATAGATTTTCACATTCTGGTGCATCATCATACCAAGCAATCCCCAGCGACTTGTCTGCATGGATTTATAACTCTAGTACAAATAGTATTGAATGTACTGCAAACACAGGTAGTTTTACTGGTTTTATTGGCACAACTCCTGCAACAAACTTAGAATTTGAATCCGTCATGTCAAGTACTTCATCAGATGATGATACACTTGCGCTTATAGTTGGATTTGTGACTAATGGATTACAACCTACAGACGCTGGATATAAAGAATATACTTTAAGTGCGGTCAGAAATATGGGCGGAACTACTCCTAATGTTGGTTGGGGAATAGTATATAATTATCTACAAGATGATCAGATTGTTCTTCA